CACTCTGCATGGTCATATTTGGCCTAATAGGAGCTATAACAGGGTTTTATATGTTATATAAACAAATAAAATAAAATTAAGAGCCCCGTAAATATAAGTATTTACGGGGCTCTTTGCTTTAGAAAACTGTTTTAAATTTTTAAAAATCAGCAGCGTTGCTTAACCGTTGCTCACCCTTTCATAAAAGTTAGAGACACATAGTCGTCGCTCAAAAGAGCATCTTTAGTAGGCAATTTATTAACAGCTTCTACTAACTCCGATACGTCTTTGTGAATATATACTTGATTCGTTACGTCGGAATGCCGGTGACCTAGTATAGTTTTTGTCGTGGCTTCTGATATGCCGATGTGAATTAATAAGGATGCACAAGTATGCCGCCCGTCGTGTGGAAGGTGTCCTGGGAAATGCTTATTTAGATAGGTACGGATGGCGATTAATAAATGTTTAGGGGTGTCTTTAGGGAGCAAATATTCATTCCGTTGAAAACTGCTTATTTTATGCCACTCTTTAATAAAAGGCATAATTGCATCCGCTAGCGGAATGATACGGTTTTTGCCTGCTGCAGTTTTACTACCACCTATCATATAGTGTTCCTTAAGGTGAACATCTTTTAATTTAATGCTTTGTATTTCACCTGGGCGCATACCTGTGTATATGTACACTAATAGAACTCGGGCGTCTCGATCGGTCTCTGCCAGCTCCCATAGACGAAATATCTCGACAGGGGTAAAAGGTTTGTGGATTTCAGATTTTACCTTTTGAGGAAGCGTTACAAGCGCAGCATAGTTTTTATCAACGATATCATTTTTTATAGCAGAGTCAAAAGTTGCTTTCATAGCAGTTTTAATTTGTACTAAGGTTGTGTGGCTCATATCCGCATATCTATCAATGATGTCTTGCATATGTGCGAGTCTTATATCCTTGATAGGTATTTTTAATAAGTGCTCCACCTTCTTTTTATTATAAAGATATCCGCCTTTTTCTAAGATGACGCCTTTGCGCATCTTATCTTCAATCATCCATTCCCAGCATTGGCCAAAGGTCGTATCCTTGACTTCATATTGCGGAGCGTTTGCATCGTATGCAGATAATGCGCTATATGCCTCTTTTTGCGTTGCAAAGGTGCCTATCGATTTTCGTAAGGGTTTACCCTCGGAGTCGTAACCGAGTGTCACCACGGCTCGATATGGCTTACGTAGAGGCTTGTGTTTCATCTTATATACTGTGCCTGATCCATTAGCACGTTTCATGGCCATAATTATATACCTCCTAAAATACCCCTATCGTGTGATAGGGGTATTATTAATGTTACTCTGGGTCACTATTTTGATATACTAGCTTATATTCTTTGTCGATAAGATTATTTAGCTTATCGGCGGTAATTGGAATTTCGATGCGGTCTCCGTTACCATTAATGAATTTAATCGTGTAAGGAGTGTTATAAATTACATTTTTAGGATATGCATAATACACAATGGCATAGCTATGGGGCATCATGTCGTATATTTGTGTGTCCATTTTAGCAGGCATAATATAATGGCCGTCTTTCTCAATCAGTAACCGTTGAGAAGGTAACTGGGGCATAACGCCCCCAGTAAGCAGATTCTTTAAATGCAGCGCATACGTAGCGATGTATACGTAATCCTTATTATTTAACATCGTATTCTTGAAATCCGCAGGAGGGAATACAAGTCTTTCATCTTTTGAATAGGCAAGGTATTTCGTTATCGTGGCCGGTGTAATTAACGATGCAGCGCCACCGCCACCGCTCCGAAGTTCTATGCCGTACAATACCGGATTTTCTAATTTTCTATCTGGTTTGAAATTCGAGCCGATAGCCCATATCTTATCATATGTATCCGGTGTTATATCAACAAATCCAGAATTCGCATAATTAATAGCTACACAGGATAATAATATCCCTAGACCACATATTACTTTCCTAGCTAACATACTAATATCTCCCTTATTAATCTCTTACAAAGTCACATTGTACATAACAACCTTACCAATCAGATATAGGTCATCTGTATTCTCGTAACTAAATATGATGTCCCGAAATGCCATATCCGAGCTATCAGGTTTAAATAAAAATTCTTGATGTTGTTTGTCATTGTAGAATCTTTTAACTGTATAATCCCCTCCATTCTTAATAACTACAATATCTCCATTATGGATATCTGGCAGTTCTATATTTCTTAATACGGCGATAATAGCGCCGTTTTGGATAACGTTGTTCATGCTTTCACCGTTAACCGGCATAAGTATAATATTCTTATTGCCTGCGTAACGACCCATCATGAAATCAGGGACTGATACGGTAGGGAGGGTGCTAATACCCTCTATATTAGTTAACGCCCCCGCAGATACTGCGGAGGGTACGTATTTGTAATTGTTGAGGTGAACCATATCTATAAACGCATCAGATTCTGCGTCAAAACGGCTGGCTGATTCGAACTGTTCAAATCTGTCTGAATCGCCGTTAAACACGCTCGGGATATATTCATCATACATGTCGTTATCCTTATAGAACTGGGACAAACTTTTACCATATACATCGCATAATTTTTTGAGTAAAAACAAATTAATGGGCTCTATCTCTGCCTCATAATCCTCAAGGTCTTTCTTGGGGATTTTTGTTATTTTTGACAAGTCCGAAAGGGATAAACCTGAGTTAACTCTTTCATTGATTAACGCCCCCGGGATGCGGTCATCGGCTATCAAGTCCGAATCTGTTAGGTAATCAACAGTAACATCATAACGTTCCGCGATGCGCTTTAGCAAATCCAAAGGAATTTGTCTCTTCTCAGATTCATAATTACTTAATGTATTTTGAGCAACACCTAAGTCTTCGGCGAACTGTAGTTGACTAAGCCCTAACATGTGGCGTAATTGTCTTAATTTCATAAGTCTTCCTCCTTAAAAGTCTCCCTGCTTACACAATATCACATATAGCGATATTTTTCAAATATATTGTTGACGATAATCTCAAATTGAGATATACTAATATCACAAATTGAGATATTTTAGATGTAAAGGGAGGTGATTGGATGAGACAGTACTTGATTGATGCCAGAAATAAAAAAGGGCTCACCCAGGTTGAGGCGGCAAGTAAGCTTTTTATGTCTCAAAATTATTTATCAAATTTAGAGACTGGCAAAAGACAGAAAAGCCTTAGCGTGGCAACTTTAAAGGCGTTCTCAAAAGTTTATCAGATTCCGTTGGCTGATTTAATCGCATCAGAATCTGCATATGGAAATACCTAATAGGTAACGAAATTGAAAGAAAGGAGATACTATGAAAATTCAAATGACTGTTACCACGAGTAATATGCAGGTAGTTAAAAGTGTTGTGGAGGAAGTTAAAAAGATAGAGCAAGAGCAACAAGTGGATATTGCCCTTACTCTAGATGTACAGATTAGAAATCTAAAACCACGGTTGAATTAGAAACTATTTAGACATTTCTAACTCTACTAATTTTTTGTAAATGGTCTCAATAAATGCGGCGCATTCTTCGCCAGATATTTCCTGAGGACCTCTGTAGTACTCAGTGAAAATGGCCTTTGAGAAGTCTACAGATTCAGAAATTAGTTTAGCTTTCCGATCAGGTGTAAGAATCATTATAATCACCTCCCTTCTAAGGTGATTATAACAAATTAAAAAGAAACGAGGGGCAGCAAATGACAGATATGGAGATTTTGTATAACGCTTACCGTGATAGCGGGTTGCAGACCAACGGGGAAATAGAAAATTTACTCGGATGGCCAAACGGTAAGATTAGAACCATGAAAGCCCGGCTAAAGGCTAGAGGCCTTATCGACTATGAATTTGGTAAGCCGGTTACGATTCTAAAGCCGTATCGAGAAGATGTGGAAAAGCCAGAAAGCTTCAAAGCAGCTATATACCGAGAGATGCTAGAAGTCTATATGGATGATTTCCGTAATCAAGATACTTTTAAAGAGCGTTTACAAGTAGGTCAAGAAATCAGAATGATTTTAAAAGCTATATGAAAGGAGGGGGCAGTGCACATGATTAAAAAAGTGATTTCGGTCGCCCAAATGTCGACTGTGCTCGGTGTTAGCCTAACAGCTATCCGGGAGGGCATCGCAAGAGATAGATTTCCATTTGCCTACGCCTGGCAGTCGCCAGGTAAGAAATCCCGTAGCTTTGTCATCGATAAAGAGGGGTTTAGAACATTCCTTGTCCATTCGCTAGGCTGGGATGTGAAAGTAGTTGATGCGGAGTTTAAATCCGCTGGAATTCATTAGGAGGAATTAATCATGACATGGATTGACGCAGGAATGCATTTGAGCTTAGCTGCAGCAGCAGTAGCATCTATTTTATCAATGATGATGTTATAGGAGAAATGTAATTATGAAAGCTATTCCGGTAAACAAAACAGCAATGGCTGCACATTTAAAAGCAATCGAATCAGATCGAATTTTAAATCACATCGATAGCAATATCATGGATGCGGCATATGAGCTGCAAAATTTTATGTGTGATTACGATGAATCTGAAATCCGTATTATCGTCACTACAGATGGTATTACGGCCGAAAGAATTGAAGAGGAGGACGAGTATTAATGGGCTATATGTTAATTGGCACGTTTTTGGTAGCAGGCTCTATGGGGGCCTTAGAGCTTGACCAAATAGGATATGTACAGTTCTGTGTGCAGGCTCTCATCGGTTTGGCCATATCCATGTATGGTTACAAAAAGGATATGGATGAAGTTGATGCTGAAGACCGCGAAGATGTCGAGTACATTCCGCAAGTAAGAAAATGCGGCGAATACTGTCGCAATCCATATTACAACTAAATGCATATAAGGAGGTGATTAAATTGCGAAATTGTAGTACCTGTCCAAAACGAGATTATTGCATTCCTGATGAATGCGAGGATTTGGGCATAAAAAATGAGCCTGATGATGCGGCAACATCAACAAGCTCAAATTAGAAAAATAATATTCTACGTTGATTATATCACAGAAAGGACACCTTATGGAATTCTTATTAGTTACTTACGATACCAGTGATTATTACTGGCAAAATAATACACCTGTACATAGTCCAGATGAATTTTGGTTTAGATATTACGAATCCGATACAAACGTTCCAATCGATAACATTGGTGTTGGTGATTGGGTTGTTGTTAAATCAAGAAACGGCTTAGGCATTGCTCGTGTTTTGAAAAAGGCAAAAGACCTTGATACTGTTCGGATGCAAGGTTTCAAAGGAAATGTAGTCAAACAGGTCATTGCAGTTATCGATACTTCTAAATGTGATAAACGCGAAAGCGATCGATCTAAGTTGGAGGACATAGAAAAGAAACTCGAACAAAAGGCTAAGAACGCTGAGCGCTTGACTATGTATCGATTACTTGCAAAAGATAATCCAGAATTCTCGGCATTACTTACTGAGTATGAATCTGTAAAGGCGTCTGTCGATGAATTATAACGCTTTCATCAACTCAAAGTCTAAAATGTCAGAATCTCATGGATTTGTTATTGATGCGAATATGCTAAACAAACACCTATTTGACTTTCAACGAGATATTGTTAAATGGGCCTTGGCAAAAGGTAAAGCTGCCATATTTGCAGATTGCGGTCTAGGTAAAACTTTAATGCAATTGTCCTGGGCGCATGAGATTTATCTACACACGGGTGGATCAGTACTCATATTAGCACCGCTAGCTGTGGCCGCTCAAACACAGTCCGAGGGTGAACGTTTCGATATTCCTGTGACTATATGCGAATCTGATGATGATATTGTGCCAGGCGTTAATATTACAAATTACGAGAAACTAGGACGCTTTAACACCGACAATCTAATAGGTGTCGTGTTGGATGAATCAAGTATCCTAAAATCATTCACTGGTAAAGTACGTACGGATTTGATTAATCGATTCAGTAATACACCATATCGGTTGGCATGTACAGCAACACCTGCTCCAAATGATTATATGGAGCTTGGCAATCATGCGGAGTTCCTCGGTATTATGAGCCGTAATGAGATGCTATCTATGTATTTCACGCACGATGGTAGTGATACCGCTAAATGGCGATTAAAAGGCCATGCAGAAAATACCTTTTGGGAGTGGATGGCATCATGGGCGGTTGTGTTAGATAACCCAGCATCTCTGGGATACGACGATGACGGATATGAGTTACCCGAGTTACATGTGCATGAAATTGTCGTTGATAAAACAGGTGAGGATGTCCCTACTTTATCGCTACTGGAACGCCGCAGAGCCCGCAAAGCATCTCTTGAATCAAGATGTAGAGCAGCAGCTGATTTAGTCAATGCATCTAATGAGCAATGGCTAGTGTGGTGTGACCTTAACGATGAATCGACTACGCTGAAAGAAATGATTGATCTCGCAGAGGATGTTAAAGGTAGTGATAAGGCAACTCGAAAGCAAGGCATGATGTTAGGTTTTGGTTCTGGATTCCTAAAATGCTTGGTGACAAAACCAAGTATCGCTGGATTCGGAATGAACTGGCAAAACTGCCACAATATGATATTTGTTGGGCTATCTGATAGCTACGAGCAGTATTATCAGGCACTTCGCCGATGTTGGCGATTTGGCCAGAAGCATGAAGTGAATGCTTATATCGTAATCTCTGAAAAAGAGGGCACTGTTAAGGCGAACATCGAACGTAAGGAAGCGGATGCTATTAAAATGAGGGACGCTATGATTGCGCTAACCCGTGATGCTGTTCGTACCGAATTATCTAAAACTAGACGAGAATCAACGGAATACAATCCGTGTGTGCCGATGGTATTACCTAACTGGGCAGAAATGAGGGCTGTTATATGACTAAAATTTACGTTAGCCATCCATTCGGAGGGTTGGCTAAAAACAAAAAGAATGCTGACTCTGTATTAAAGTGGCTGCAGGAAGATATGGGTGTATTTCCAATAAAGGAACCTTTTGGCAGTGATACGCATAACATATTCCTTTCACCTATACATATGTTTGGGCATTTATATAACAAGGTTGATTATGATACCGGCATAGGCTGGTGTATTGACCTTCTAAGTGGTTGTGATGCAATCATAATGTGCAACGGATGGGAGAACTCAACCGGGTGCAACTTGGAATTAGCTTATGCTAAGGATCATAACATAAGAGTCATCCACATCAATGAGTTAAAAACAGCCAAATTAACTAAATTAGCTATTGATGCAGGCATGAATAAAGGTATAGCTGCCCTTGCTGGAGTCGCAACGCTGCAAGCGCTAAATAAGAAAGCAAAGGAGGACTTACAACGTGAACGTGCTAAATCAGTTAATTGAGTCCCGATTTGCAATTTATAACGGCGACTCAGTAGAAGTGCTAAAAGGGCTACCTGATGATAGCGTTCATTACTCTATATTTAGCCCTCCATTTAGTAGCTTGTATGTTTACTCTAATTCTGATAGGGATATGGGCAACTCATCTACTGATAGCGAGTTTTGGCAGCACTTCAAGTATTTAATTACTGAATTACATCGTGTAATAATGCCTGGGCGATTAGTATCGGTCCATTGTATGGATTTACCACTCACGAAATCCAGGGACGGTGTTATCGGAATGAAAGACTTTCCTGGTGACATTATTCGAGCCTTTCAGGATGCTGGATTCGTGATGCATTCTCGTGTCACGATTTGGAAAGACCCTCTCATTGAGGCTACTCGGACAAAGGCACTAGGGCTTTTGCACAAGCAAATTGTAAAAGATTCTGCCATGTGTAGAATGGGGGCGCCTGATTACATCGTTACATTGCGTAAACCTGGTGACAATCCGGAGCCCATCGCGCATCCAGAAGGGTTTACCCAGTTTTTCGGTCAAGAGGAACCTGAGGGAATCAAAGGAATTAAAAGACCTGCGCCCGATCCAGATTTGTTTGATAAAAAGCAAAAATACAATACGGAGCCTATGTATAGCCATCAAGTATGGCGCCGATATGCTAATCCCGTATGGGCCGATATCCGCCAAACACATACGCTGAATTATAAAGCGGCTCGTGACAATAAGGATGAACGTCACATATGCCCGCTACAGCTAGATACTGTGGCTCGATGCATAGAATTGTGGAGTAATCCAAATGATATCGTACTTGATCCATTTGCTGGTATTGGTACGGTCCCAGTTATGGCACTTCGTATGGGCCGTAGGGCTTTAGGTTTTGAGTTAAAAGAATCGTATTACAACCAATCAATTATTAATATTCAGGAGGAGTTAAAGAATGATTAAAGTTGAAGTTCAAGGAGTTAATGTACTAGATGTATATAATCAGCTAAAAGCTGTGTTAAATCAATTCAAAAGTTTTGTAGATAGCGATAGAGCAATGGATGATAAAGCCCCTGGCATAGTGGATACAGTGGTATCTACAGTAGCAGCACCGTCCGTGTGCGTATCTAATTTAGCTCCGCAAGATACAAATCAAGGTGTACCTACTACAACAGTAGCTGTGCAACCAAACTCCATATCCATGACGGCACCTAATGCAGCTGTACAAGTTACTCCTACTCAAGTAGCTGTTACGGCACCAACTGTCAACGTGGCAGCTGATACCCCGGTACAAACTGCTGCCGCACCTGTGCAATCACCTGTTACTGCTCCAGTATCTCAGGAAGTTAAGAAATATACATTGCCTGAAATTCAAGCGGCACTTGCACCATTACTTGACGCAGGGAAAGCTGTAGAATTGCAACAATTAATGGCACAATTCGGTGTTCAATACTTGGGTGAAGTACCTGAGGACAGATACCCCGAATTAGTAAATGCGATTAGAGGATTGGGGGCAAGAATCTAATGGCACCTCGATCACATGCATTGTTAAACGCATCGGGGTCACACCGGTGGCTGCATTGTACAGCCGCCCCTCTCCTAGAGGAGAACTTTCCCGATAGTACATCTGTGTATGCAAAGGAAGGAACCCTGGCACACGAACTGTGTGAGTTAAAACTACAGAAGTATACCACGGCCATGGCTAAATCCACATACACTCGCAAGTTCAACAAAATAAAAAAGGATGAATTGTGGCAACCAGAAATGGACGATACCTCGGAAACATACCTTGAATATGTCAAAGGTGTTATGTTAGGTTGCACGGCAACTCCAGTAGTAGCCATTGAAAAACGCGTTGATTTTAGTCGCTATGTGCCCGATGGATTCGGCACGGCTGACTGTATTATTCTATCCGGCGACACCTTGCATATCGTTGATTATAAGCACGGAAAAGGGGTAGTCGTTGATGCGGAACACAATCCGCAAATGATGTTATATGCTCTTGGTGCGATTGATGCGTATAGATTACTCTATATGTTCAATACGGTCAAAATGACTATCGTGCAGCCCCGTGTTAATAATATCAGCGAATGGGAAATCCCTACGGCAGAACTACTGGAGTGGGGTAATTCATTTGTCAAACCTCGTGCAGATGAGGCTATGTCTGGCAATGGTAAATTTGAACCCGGCGACTGGTGCAGATTCTGCAGGGCGAAACAACAGTGCAAAGCCCGATATGAGGCAAATGACTCATTGCACAGTGCGCTAGTCGCTAATCATGATCCTCGACTTATCTCGATGACAGAACTCGGCGAATATCTTCGTCGAGGAAAAGACGTCGCTGCTTGGCTCGAAGACATGAAAGACTACGCACTCACTGAATCTCTTAATGGGGTGACAGTCCCTGGCTGGAAAGCTGTAGAGGGTCGTGGTAGTCGGGCATTTCAAGACACCGATGCTGTTATAGATACTTTAATCAAAGCTGGCATCGATGAAAGCATTCTATATGAACGCAAGACATTAACATTGGCACAGATGGAAAAGACCATCGGTAAAACCCAATTTAATGATATGGTAGGCGACATGATAGTTAAGAAAGCTGGCAAGCCTACCCTAGTTGAGGAATCCGATAAGCGCCCTCGGATTACCAATCAACCTACTGCGGCGCAAATATTTAATGTATCTAATGATAATAATGGAGGTAATTAATTATGTCATTCGTTCCACAACCAACTGAAGTATTATTGCAAAATGTTCGTGTATCCTATTGTCACCTATTAGAACCTTGGGCTAATTCCACACAGCCTGGTGCTAAACCTAGATATTCAGCTACTATTCTTTTACCTAAAACTGATGTATCTCAACATCAAGCACTTATGAATGCTATTGAGGCTGCTATCCAATCCGCCCGTACTAAATTCGGCGCACGTGTTCCGGCACAGCCAAAAGTGCCAATTCATGACGGCGATGGATACACACAATCTGGTAAGGAGTTTGGTCCTGAATGTAAAGGTCATTGGGTGTTTACAGCAGCTCAAGATGCTAACTATAAAGTTGAAGTAGTAGATCTTCAAGGTAACCCTCTTACAAATCCTACGCAAGTATACTCCGGCATGTATGTCAATGTGCTCGTTCGATTCTTCTTCTATTCTAATCAATCCACTGGTATCGGATGTGGTTTGGGCCCTGTTCAAAAAGTACGCGATGGTGAAGCGTTGGGCAGCATGCCTGTTGCAGCATCCTCTGTATTTGGTGCACCTCAAGGTAGCGCAGCTAATGTGTATACCGGTGCTCCAGTAGCAGCAGGTCAACCTGTGCAACAACAAGCAGCTCAACAGGGTTATGTACAACCGGCATATGCTACGACACCTCAGCAATCTGTACAACAAGCTCCTGTAGGGATTAACCCTGTAACTGGTCAACCTTACTAATAGGTGCCTGATATGAGGCATCTAAGTATTGATATAGAAACATATTCATCGACTGATATATCATTCGGAGTGTACAAATATACTGAATCACCTGATTTTGCCATATTGCTATTTGCGTATTCCTACGACTTTGGTCCTGTTGAAGTTGTAGATTTAGCGCAGGGAGGAGTAATTCCTGACAGTATAATTCGTGATTTATTAAGCCCAGATGTAATCAAGCACGCTTACAATGCACAATTTGAAATTACGTGTCTAAATCGTGCAGGGTTACTCACATCTGTTGATCAGTGGCAGTGCACGATGATTCACGGTGCCTACCTGGGATATCCTATGGGCCTAGCCTTACTCGGCAAGGCCCTGGGGTTACCTCAGGATAAGAAAAAGGACACATCAGGTAAAGCACTTATCAAGTACTTTTGTACACCATGTAAGCCTACCAAACGAAATGGGGGACGTACCCGTAATCTACCTAGACACGATATGGATAAATGGAATGCTTTTGTCGAGTACAACCGCCAGGACGTTATCACTGAGATGGAATGTTATCACAGATTAGCCGCATTCCCCGTACCTGATGATACGTGGAAAGATTGGTATCTTGATATCCAAATCAATAGTAGAGGTGTGCGCATCGACCATGAATTGGTTGAGGGCGCATTATACATCGATGAAGAAAATCGCGAGATGCTGATGAATGAGGCTTACCAAATCACAGGACTTAGCAACCCTAACAGTCGCAATCAATTACTTGATTGGCTAAACAATAATACTAATGTTAGTCTTGAAAAGTTAACTAAGGACACTGTGGCGGATGCTCTGTTGGATGCTGATGACGTTGCCGCAAAAGTGCTTACGATTCGTAAAAAACTAGCTAAGTCATCGGTATCTAAATATACGATGACTGATAGTGCTATGGGCGCTGATCTTCGTCTCAGAGGAACGTTACAATTCTATGGTGCCAACCGGACCGGACGCTGGGCGGGTCGTCTTATCCAGGTGCAGAACCTGCCAAGAAATTACATCGAGAACCTCGACACGGCTCGGCATCTCGTTAAAACCAAAAACCGTCAAGGGTTAGAACTTCTATATGGTGACGTATCGGATACGCTATCTCAATTAATTCGTACCTCGATTATTGCTGAAAAGGGCAATACATTATGTGTGGCAGACTTCTCGGCCATTGAGGCTCGTGTTATCGCCTGGTTATCGGGAGAACATTGGCGGCAGCGAGTATTCGATGAGGGTGGAGACATATACTGTGCTTCCGCATCATCGATGTTTGGTGTTCCCGTTGTTAAGCATGGCGAGAATGGTCATCTTAGACAAAAAGGTAAAGTCGCTGAATTGGCACTCGGCTATCAAGGCGGAGTGAATGCATTAAAAGCCATGGGAGCTCTTGATATGGGACTCCATGAGGAGGAATTACCTGAAATCGTAAATTTATGGCGCAACGCATCTCCTAGAATAAGAGATTTATGGTATGCCGTTGAGAATGCGGCCGTGTACACCGTTACTACCGGGAATCCTATAGGCCTTGACCACGGCATTATGTTCCGTTTGGAAATTGATCCAATATACGGTTACCGTTATATGACGATTGAACTACCTAGCGGACGTAAGTTATTTTATCCTAGCCCAAGCATTAAGCAGAATGCGTTCGGTAAGGATGCTGTACATTTTAAGACTAAGGTAAATGCTGCATGGGTTACTGAAAGCACCTATGGAGGCAAATTAGTCGAAAACATCACACAAGCAGTCGCTCGCGATTGTTTAGCGTTAACATTACGCCGATTGGAGGATGCAGGATATCAAATTATCATGCACATCCATGATGAAGCTGTACTTGAAATCAACAAGGAGAATGCAGAATCTACGTTAAATGATGTTAATGCTATATTCTCAATCGCCATACCTTGGGCAGACGGGCTGCTATTATCATCCGCAGGTTTTACTAACGACTATTATATGAAAGATTAGGAGGGGATACACTTGCAAAACGATAAACTGATTACCATCAGTATCGGTGCGAGTCGCACATCAAAGCAATGGACCCGTACGGAGATGTTGTGGTCCGAGTTTTGTGAACGCCTCAAAATCCCCGTTCGTACAACAGAAACCGTGGACGAATACCACAGATTGCCAAAATCTGAAAAAAGCAAGTTAAAGGATATAGGCGGCTTTGTTGGTGGTACTTTAAACGGTCTGCAGCGTAAAGCTATTAACGTGTCTGGGCGTGATCTGATTACTCTTGATATGGATGCCATATCGCCTGGGGAAACTGAGAACGTCGCTCGCACGATTGATAGCCTAGGCATGGCTTATGTCATCTACTCAACCCGTTCTCATACGGTGCATCGTCCACGGTTACGTGTTATCGTCCCTACTGATAGAACGATGACACCTGATGAGTATGAGCCTATCGCTCGTAAGCTGGCGGAGCTCATTGGCATCGGTATGATGGACGGAACTACGTTCGAGGCCTCTCGGCTTATGTATTGGCCATCATGTCCGAATGATGCGCAATATGTATATTATGTAGGCGATAAGGCATTCTTATCTACTGACGGTATGCTCGGCCAATACACTGATTGGCGAGATGTGCGTTCTTGGCCACAAATACCAGGTAAGGAAGCATCGCAGCATGAAAAGCAGCTACTTGCAAAGCAAGCTGATCCGAGAGAAAAGCCAGGTATCGTAGGTGCCTTTTGTCGAATATATGGTATCCGTGAGGCGATTGATAAATTCATACCTCATGCATATGTCGATGTTGACGGCAGTGAGGACCGATTAACGTTCGTTACTGGCTCAACGGTAGCCGGGGCGGTTATCTATGATGACGATACATTCCTGTTCAGTCACCATAATACTGACCCGTGCAGTGGTCAATTAGTTAATGCCTTTGACCTTATCCGGCTGCATAAGTTCCACAGCTTAGACGAGACTGCTAAGGATGGGACACCTGGGCATAAGCTGCCATCTTACATGGCTATGGCTAAACTAGCTATGCAAGATACGGTAGTCGTTAACGAACTCAACATGGCCCGTGCTCGAGAATCGGCATCAAATGTATTTGCTGATATTATCACGGATGTATCGGCTCACGCTGAGACATCCGACCTCGACCCTAATGCTTTAACGAACGTCGACTGGATGAAGAGTTCGACTTTAAAGTACGACGAGAATGGTCGACCTAAGAACACATTGGATAACATGCTTAAAATCATGCACCATGATCCGGCGCTTGTCGGTAGACTTGCCTATGATAGATTTGGTTCGAGATACGTGGCAAAAGGGGCCCTACCATGGAACCCAACACCAGGACTCCGCATATGGACAGACGCAGATGATGCGGGCTTACGGTGGTACCTAGAAAATAAATATGATATCACCGGCAAAGATAAAATCATGGATGCCCTTATTATGTGCGCTGAACAAAATGGGTTTAATGAAGTACTAGATTACCTTAACGGATTATCCTGGGACGGTATCGCCCGATTAGATACCATATTCATCGACTACTTAGGGGCTGAAGATAACGTGTATACCCGTGCAGCCGCCAGAAAGTCATTTACGGCGGCAGTAGCGCGAGCGTTTGAGCCTGGATGCAAGTATGATACGATGCCAATTCTTATCGGCGGTCAGGGGATTGGTAAAAGTACTCTTATCCGCACGATGGGCAAGAAGTGGTATGCTGATGGCTTAAATACCTTTGAAGGTAAGGAAGCTGCGGAAGGCATTCAAGGTAAATGGATTATAGAAGCTGGTGAAATGGCGGGGTATTCAAGGGCTGAAGAAAATGCGTCCAAGCAATTCCTAAGTCGTCAAGTAGATGTATTTCGTCAAGCTTATGGCCGACGTACACAAGAGTATCCACGGCAGTGTGTATTCTTTGGTAGTACGAATCAATATGAATTCCTAAAAGATATTACAGGTAATCGCCGATTTTGGCCTATTGATCTTGAGATGATGACTCCACGAAAGAACATATTTGTTAATCTTCCAGGAGAAGTTGACCAGTTATGGGCGGAGGCCTTGTATCGGTATAAAAGCGGGGAAAGCCTCATTATCGAGGATGACCCGAACGTACTAAAACTGGCTGATGCGGCTAGAGAGGCGCACATGGAATCAAATACCAAAGCAGGACTGATTAATGAGTTTTTATTAATCAAAGTGCCTTTAAATTGGAATGTGATGAGTCGGAGCGCCAGGAGGACGTATCTTAGCATGAATGCTAAACCTGCCGAGGGTCAAGAGTTAGTATATCGTGACCGTATTTGTGCGGCAGAGGTATGGTGGGAGTGTTTCGGTAACGACCCAAGTCGCATGAAGAAGATCGAGACCAGGGAAATTAATCAAATACTGGCGGACTCCCCATATACAATGGGCGGAAGTCAGTTGATGAGATTTGGTGAATATGGACATCAAAGAGGGTTCAGAATCAACGAGTCAAAACTGAAATTATAACGTTAACATTCTCAATTAAGCGTTAACATTCTCAGTATTTTGGTTAACATTAGAATGTTAACGAATTCGGAGAATGTTAACGTACTATGTTAACGCATAAAGTCAGCATTTATCTATATTCATATAGGTTGGTTAACATGGTTAACATTATATACTGGTAAATATCAAAACAAAGAGTTTTAAGAAAAAATACGCCCTTTACAGCCTTAATTTGAACCCTCATATACGCGTATGTAAACATGTTAACGTTTAAAAATTTCAGAGGTGAGAAATGTTAGAAAAGGATATCGAGAGAAAATTAGTTGCAGGCGTCAAACGTTCGGGAGGTAAAGCGTATAAGTTTGTATCCCCTGGTAATGTCGGCGTGCCTGATCGAATCGTCATATGGCCAAATGGTGTTATCCATTTCGTAGAATTGAAGACATCCAAAGGCGTACTTTCGCGATTGCAGGGTGTCCAAGCCCGTGAACTTCAAAAGCTAAATCAAAAAGTATTTGTGTTAAAAGGTGCAGATGCGGTGGTTGGTTATTTGGAACAATTTACGGAAGAATTCGGGGTGAAAGCGTAATGCAGTTTATTCCGCATGCGTATCAGCAATATTGTATTGATAGAACTATTAACCAAAATAAGATAGGGCTATTCCTAGATATGGGTTTAGGGAAAACGATTATCACGTTATCTGCCATATACGAATTGAAATACTCCCGATTCGCTATTCGTAAAGTGCTAATTATAGCGCCTAAAAAAGTAGCGGAGGCTACATGGCAACGAGAAGCACGAAAATGGGACGGCGTAGGTGTATTAAGAATATCTACTGTATTAGGTAGTCTGAAAAAGCGCATTAAGGCTTTAAACACACCAGCTGATATCTACATTATCAATCGTGAGAATGTAACGTGGTTAGTTGATTACTACAAGAATGCATGGCCATTTGACATGGTAGTTGTGGATGAATCTAGTTCTTTTAAGAGCCACACAGCTAAGCGCTTTAAATCATTAGCCTATATGCATAACCACATCAAGCGAATGGTATTGTTAACAGGTACGCCAGCCCCTAACGGATTAATCGATCTATGGGCCCAAGTGTATTTATTAGACCGCGGTGAGTCATTAGGGAAAACGTATACAGGATTTAGAGATTACTATTTTGAGCCTGATCAGAGGTCACGCGAAATGGTGTATTCTTATAAACCTAAATCCGATTCAAATGACAGTATCATGACGGCAATATCCGGGTTATGCATATCCATGAAAGCTAGCGACTATTTGGAGTTACCCCCAGTAATCAACGATATTAAATATGTGCAGTTAGATACGAAAGCTAAAAAAGCCTATGAAGATATGGAACGCACATCTGTATTAGAGCTGATTGAAGCTGGCGAAGATATCACAGCTTTGAGTGCAGCAGCATTATCTACAAAGCTACAACAGTTAGCGAATGGCGCCGTATATGATGGCGATAGGAACGTTCACGAGATACATGGCTGTAAGATTGAGGCTTTTATGGAACTTGTAGAACAGTTAAACGGAAAGCCTGCATTAGTGTTTTATAACTTCAAGCATGACTGTGAACGGTTAAAAGCAGCATTAGCTAAGACTAAATTAAGAGTCTGTGAACTAAAAGGTGCCGATGATGAGATAGCGTGGAATGCTGGAGAGATTGATATTCTATTAGCACATCCGGCTAGTACGGCATACGGGCTTAACTTACAGGACGGCGGTAACCATGTAATATGGTTCGGGTTAAACTGGAGTCTTGAGTTATATCAACAAGCTAATAAGCGGTTACATCGCCAAGGTCAAATGGAGAAGGTAATTATCCATCATCTAATATGTGATGGAACTCGCGATGAGGATATGATGGATGCGCTAGCCCAAAAAGACCGAGCGCAGGAATATGTGCTGCAAAGCCTAAAAGCAAGAATCGATAAATACAGAAAGGATGATTAATATGGATCAATTTATAATGGCAGGATTAATCGGGGCCATCGTGGTAATAGTGAGTTACACGACTATTCAAGTTATAGATATCACTGATAAATATCTTGATAATCGAAAATACATGGCTGCATTGAGGCTGACCCCAGGTAGATTGTATGAGAGACCCAATAATCCCCCTCCGCCACCTATTAAGTTATCAGCTAATGAAACTTTAAAACGTTTGGCAACTAACGAAAATCTAAAACGTTTACAGAAGGTATCGAATCAATCAGGATTAACAATAGCGAAAGTTATAGCAGATAAATCTCCTAATCGCATAGTTAATCAATGCGATGATATAAACCACCCAAGCCATTATACACAAGGAGATATCGAGGTTATCGATTACATCGAAGACAAGAAACTAGGGTATCGATTGGGTAATGTAGTGAAGTATGTATCCCGAGCTGGTCATAAGGACGATGCCATTAAGGATTTGAAAAAAGCCCGTTGGTATCTAAATCGGGAAATTGCAAAGAGGGAAGATCATGACAAAAGTCGAGCGACTATTAATTAACAAAGGGCACTATCTAGATGACACATATCATCTTGTTATGGATATAGTTAAGGTTGTAGATAATCTCAAGGATAATGTTGCCGAGAGATTAGATGATGATTTGAGTGATGATGCGTACGCCATGTGTGAGGAGATGTTTACCGCTGTTGAGCAATGCAAAGCAGATATGGTAGAAGCCATCGAGGATATTGTCGAACGTATGGAGGTAAAGGATGCAAAAGCGTAGAAGCAGGTCAGATGTGATTGTAGGTGCCATACAGTCAGATTTAAGTCTTGCCATCATACGAGCCCGTAATAGACAACTGAGATCACCTATGCTAGATGATAGAATTCGTGAAAGCAGATACATTGACGGATTACTTCGAGCACAGATGATTATCAGTAAATATGGAGATTATCGCGTATGATGGCTAATGAAGAACTACAAGCTGTCCGCCATACTGAGCAGCGAATGCGTGCGTTAGAGATTCAGCTAAGTGCGATTAACCGAGATCTACATTCAGAAGCTATACAGATATGTGAATCGGGAGATGCTATGCCACGAATCAGTAAGCACTTACAAGAATGTAGGGAGGAGCTAAACAGAGAATGGGATGAATTGATTGATTCTCGAAACAAGGTCAAGCAAGTCATCAACCAAATAACTGACGGACAATACAGGGATGTACTGAATCTCAGATACATTAATGCGTTGCCATGGGAGCAGATAGCTGTCGAACTAGGGTATTCGTGGCGACAAGTTCACAGACTTCACAAGAAAGCAATAGCTGAATTTGAAAAGATGGCATAGAATGGCACACTCTTAATTTAATATAATGTAAATGTAGTAGATAGCAGGCAGTGTCTGGCCCGCACAATATGTCTGCCTGCTGCACTGCCCCGGGGTAGACCTTACTTAGTTGAGGTCTACCCTTTTTCTTATTGAGTATCAATGATAATTCCTAATTGAGAAAATGAAAATTTGGAAAAGGTACTCCGCGGGCGAAAAATGGCCGCTGGTCGCCCCCGCGCGATGGTCCTCTCTCTGTGAGAAAAATTTTCCTGTTGAATGTAGAAAGACGATTTAAGAAAGGAGTACACCTATGGCGGACACAAAACCGAGAGTGAAATTTGATGCTGCGGGCAATCTGCTCGTATCAAGCACTCAACTATGTGACCTCTTGCGGGTCACTCCGGAAATTATTTCTCGACATCATAAAGCAGGGATGCCTAAAGCCTCTGTAGGTTGGTGGAATCTCCGGGAAGTCCTCGTGTATTTAGGACAGGCGAAAGGTGATAACGCTAAAAGCAAATCCGCATCAACTCGTAAGTTAGAAGCCGAAGCAGATTATAAAGAAGCAAAGGCCGCGCGTGAAAAGAAAATGCTAGATGTGCTTAATGGCGAATATGTCCCTCGTGCCGATGTGGCGCAGGCATGGGCTAACCGAATATTGGAATTAAAAACATCGTTTACCAAATTAGGTAAGCGTATCGGAAGTGAATTCACGGATCCTGAGGAACGTGCTCGTGTAGAAAAGGTGGTGAATGGCCTTGTCGAAGAATACCTCGAAAGCTACGCACGCGCAGGCGAGTACACGCCGAAAGTCAAAGCCACGGGAAAAGGTAAGTCCAAAGGTTGACTGGTTCCCTGAGGAATTAGAGGCATTCAAGCCACCTGAAAGATACACCGTTTCGGAATGGGCGGATAGGTACAGGGTACTGACTAATATATCTGCTGAACCTGGACGATGGCGTACAGCGCGGACACCTTATCTCAAGGAGCCTATGGATAAATTCACAGACCCTCTCATTGAAAGCATCTCGTTATGTTTTGGTGCGCAGATAGGTAAGACAGAAACAGAACTTAATATGATTGGATATGCGTTACATCAAACCGCATCTCCAACTATGATGGTTTATCCGACGGATACTATCGCGAAATTCGCTAGTGATAAACGTGTGCAGCCAATGATTAGGAGCGTAGAGCCGCTTGCGGACATGTATGACGAAAGCAGTAAGCTACTAGAGTTAGACTTCGTTAACGGGAATTACATGGTGCTCGTAGGAGCGAACTCACCAAGTAGCTTGTCAAGTCGGTCAATTAAGTACTTATTCTTCGATGAAATTGATAAGTACCCAGCTTTCTCCGGTAAGGAAGCGAATCCGATTAAGCTGGCTGAGGAACGTACCAAGACATTCGTTGATAAGAAGATTGTAAGGGTGTCAACTCCTACGATTGAAAGTGGCAATATTTGGCAATCCTATATGGACGCAAATGAACGTAAGCAGTATTACGTGCCATGTCCGCATTGCGGGGTGTCGCAGACCCTCAAATTCAAACAGATAAAATGGCCGGAAGAACACCATGGCAATGCGGATATGATACGTGATACCGCATATTATGAGTGCGAACATTGCAAGCACCGTATTGATGATAAGCATAAGATGGATATGCTCCGGCAAGGTGAATGGCGAGCGGTGAATGAATCGCAAGTTCGAGTCGTCCGGTCGGTCGCCTATCATCTATCATCTCTATATTCTCCATGGGTCACCTTCGGGGATGTAGCGTATGAGTTTGTCAAATCAAAAGATACGCCAAGTGAGTTAATGAACTTCATCAATTCGTGGCTAGCAGAGCCGTGGAAATCTGCGAAAACTAAAAGCACGCAGAATCTCGTGTTTACGCAGTCGGAAGTTCCTCGTGGTATTGTGCCACAGCATGCGCCACTACTTATTGCCTCTGTCGACGTGCAGCAAGATCATTTCTGGTGGGAGGTTAGAGCCTACGCTCATGGAGTATCAAGTTACTTAGTCGATTATGGTCAAGCAAGTAGTTGGGCAGATTTAACCGAGATACTCATCGATAGAGAATATCCATCAGAGTATGGTGAGGCCCGTAAGATTGTGAGGGCCGGTATCGATAGTGGCTACCGAACAGATGAAGTATATCAGTACTGTGCGCAGTACCCAGAAGTATGCGTACCAGTTAAAGGTGATTCATCACACAGCCCTCTAGCTCCGCCATATAAGATGAGCAGCATCGAGAAGGGCGTCATCGGCGGTATGAAGCTGTACGTAGTGAATACCGATTACTGGAAGGACTTTATATTTGCTCGTATGGTACGTCCGGCTAATGAGCCTGGCACAATCCATTTATTTAAGGATTGCCCAGAGGAATATTCGGAGCACCTCCGATCGGAGGAAAAGCAAGAAATCCGAAATGTGAAGACCGGGGCAGTTACTGTGCAATGGAAACCATTAACCAGTCATCCAACGAATCATTTGTTGGATACATGTGTATACAACGCTATGGTGGCGGACTCGGTAGGTGTCAAATACCTACCTGAATACAATCCGGATACCGATGAGGAGGACGAAGATACGGATGATGAAGACTTTAATGCAGATAGCAGAGGTTGGTTTAGTTAAGAAGGAGGTGAGACCATGAGCGCAAGAGAAGACTTGGAGCGTATTCGAACGATAATCGAGGAAATCGAGACGAATGGATACGCGGAGATGTCTGTAGGCGGTAAGCGATTTAAGACGCATGACCTGCCGACATTATACGCCCGTGAGCGTGAGTTAATGGCTCGCGTTGATGATGAGGAAGGTAATAGCACGACATCCTACGTGTCATGGGAGCGACGATGAACATACTCGATAAGGTAATAGCATATTTCAATCCAGAGCGCGCTGCCCGTAGAGCATATTTCCGTAGTTCGCTTGAACGTGGATATGATGCGGCGTCAACAGACCGATTAAGCGGCGACTGGATGCCTGTATTTGGTACAGCTGAACAGGTAGCATCAGGTCAACGAGATCTGATTAGGGGGCGTGCACGTGCAGCAGAACTTAATAGTGACCTCGCTGAAAGTGTTGTATTGGCATTACTACGGAATGTAGTAGGTACCGGAATAAAGCCACAGTGCAAAATTAAGACCCGCGCAGGAAAGCTGAATGAAAGACTCAATAAGAAGATTGAGGAGGCTTGGTCTGACTGGGTGGATAAAGAGAATGCGGATATCAGAGGGATATCTACGTTCTACGAATTGCAGGAAATGGCTCTGCGCCGAATGGTCTATGACGGGGAAATCTTAGTTAATATGACCTCCGAAGGCACAGATATACCACTATCATTACAGCTTATCGAGGGCGAGAATATCGGAGCCGTATCGGTAAGCGAGAATGGCAACAGTATTGTTAATGGCGTTGAAGTTAATAAATACGGAAGACCAATAGCATATCACGTATTCCAAACAGATCCATTAGGAATACGGTCGTTTAACGAGGCACGATTACCAAGTAGTAGGGCTTTTCTATTACATAAACCGCGTAGGCCTAGTGAGCTGCGCGGGGTTAGCATGTTAGCACTCGTATTAAAGCGCATTCACGATGTAGATGAATATATGGATGCTGACCTCATCGCGGCTCGTGTAGCAGCATGTTTCGGTGCATTTGTAACAAGTAATACTGGGAACGCTCCTATAATTTCTAACAAAACGGACGGCAAAGGTAAGAAAGTTCGTTCAATGGCACCAGGAATTATCCAACATCTACGTGCAGGTGAATCTATATCGTTTGCGGAGCCTAAGCGAAATGCAGGAACCGCATCAGAATACTCAGCGACACAAACAAGACGAATAGCGTCGGGTATGGGTCTAAGCGCGGACATAGTGACGCGCAACATCAGTGGTAACTTCTCCGCAGCTCGGCAGAATATGCTGGAGGACCAGCAATCATTCAAGCAGATGCAGCGTTTTATAATCGAGCATTTTTGCATGCCTGTATGGCGGGCTTTCATTGAAGCGTGCTATCTAAAGGGAATTATCCCAGCCAATGACTATGCAGCGAACCCAAAACTTTATAAGAAAGTAGCATGGCTAGCTCCAGGTTGGTCTTGGATTGACCCTGTTAAGGAAGTTAATGCTAACAAAGAAGCGATTAAGACAGGACTCACAACGCTCGAGGATGTATGTAGTGCATCAGGTAAGGACTGGGAAGAAGTATTAGAACAGCGGAAGCTGGAACAAGACCGCATTAAGGAATTGGGTGTTGCCCTTGATATGAATGGGGACATAACGAATCTAGCGGATGATAACACCACTGATATGAAAGGAGATGATAGCTAGTGGAGAAATCTGCAAAGCAGCTCTTAGGTAAATATGCCCGAGAGGCGCAAATTACAAACATCGAAGCGAACGAAGACCGTACCGTCGAATTGTCCTTTTCTTCTGAAGAACCATATGAAAGATGGTTCGGAACAGAGATATTGTGTCATGACGAAGGCTGCGTTAACTTAGACCGATTTAATAACGGTTTAGGCACATTGCTATTCAACCATGACCGCAGCGCAGTTGTTGGTCACGTCGATAAAGTGTGGATTGAAGATAATCGCGGCAAGGCGATTGTTCGATTCGATGAAGATGATGAATCCGAAAAGATTTATCAAAAAGTGTTAAAAGGCACATTACAGGGTGTGAGTGTCGGATATGACATAAATCGATATGAGGAATTAATCGATTCCGATTCTAAAAGTTCCAATGGCCGGTTTACAGGCCCAGCATACGTAATTACATATTGGGAACCATTGGAGATTAGTGTTGTGTCCGTCCCTGCAGATCCGACTGTAGGGGTAGGCAGAAGTGTAGAAGATAATGAGGAGGAACCTATGAAAGGTGATGCAAAAGCAAAAGGCACTGAGCAAAACGTGCCACAAGTAGTACCGGAAGTACCAGAGTCCGGAGTTAAAGGTTTTAATGCAGATGATGCTAAAAAGTTGATTGCGGCAGAACGTGAACGTGTATCTACAATCACAAGTTTATGCCGCGACTTTGAAGTTGATGGCGTAGATGAATTCATCAAATCTGGCAAATCTGTTGCCGAAGTTCGTGAGGTAGTAATGGACGTATTGCGTGAACGCAATAAGCCAGTAATCACTAAAGTCGGCGAAGCAGATTCTGATAAGTTCCGCATGGCTATGCAGGACGCTTTGATGATGTCTGCGGGCATCCCAGTTACAAATCCTGCACCAGGTGCAAATGAACTTCGTTCTATGTCCTTGATGGAATTAGCTCGTGAGTCTTTGGTTCGGGAAGGCTTAACCGCTAACTATGCTGACCGATTGGAATTGGCACGTGAAGCGATTAACTCCACATCCACATTCCCAATTGCTTTGTCTAACGTAGCAAATAAATCCTTGGTACAAGGTTATGAAACCGCACCGGCTACATTCGATGCGTGGACCGGCAAAGGTAGTAACCGTGATTTCAAACCGGCAAAACGTATTCTACTTTCTGAAACAGCTGAATTGAAACTCGTTCCTGAAGGCGGACAATTCAAGGATTCTAAGTTGGAAGAAGCTGGTAACGATGTTCGTGTATTTACATACGGTCGTACGTTCAGCTTAACACGACAAGCTATCATCAATGATGATTTGGGTGTGTTCAAAGATATCGCTTCCAAATTTGGCCGTTCTGCAAAGGATACCATCAACAGCATGGTGTACGGGTTGCTAACAGGTAATACCGTATTGAGTGACGGTAAAGCGCTATTCGGTACTAACAGAGGCAACTTGGCGGCTGCTGGTGCTGAATTAAGTGTTGCATCTTTATCTGCGGGTGTAGCGGCAATGCGTCGTCAAAAGCATATTGGTGAAAATCGCAATTTGAACATCGCACCTACATATTTGATTATTCCGCCAGAACTCGAAGCATTGGCTTATCAATTGGTTAAATCTACCGCAGACCCTGCTCGTAATAATGATACAGATAACCCATTCAGTGGTCGATTCACTATCGTCGTAGATGCAGCATTAACGGATCCACATGCTTGGTATTTAGCCGCACGTCCTACAGATGTTCAAACCATCGAAGTAACGTACTTAAATGGCGTTGAAACGCCTCGTTTAGAATCGCAAACAGGCTTTAAAGTTGACGGCATCGAGTACAAAGTAGCAATGGATTGCAACGCAACTGCGCTCGACTTCCGCGGTTTGTATAAAAACCCTGGTAAATAATTAGTAATTGATTTAGGAGGTAATTAGATATGGCACAATTCATTCAAGAATTAGATCGCATTGATTTTAAAAATACAGCATCCGATATGATTGCCGTAGGGGATATTGTCCCTATCGGCAAAATGCATGGTGTTGCAATTACAGATATCGCACCTAATGCCGTGGGTGCAGTTAAGGTAACAGGCTGCTTTGAAGTAGCGGCATTGGCTTCTGATTCTTTTGCAGTAGGCGATAATGTGTATTTTGACAAAGCACAAAAGCGAGCATCTAAAACAGATACTAACCCAGTATTAGGTGTAGCTATCACAGAAAAGCGCCCAGGCACTACAGTGTTAGAAGTCGCACTTGTGCCAAATGTGGAAAAGTAATATAAAGGCGGGCATATGCCCGCCCATTCCATAGGAGGTAATGCATTATGAAATTAGGGTATAAGCCTAATGCGCTGCTTTCTGTATTCGGCGAAAAGATTACTTACAAGGGCCAATCCATAAAAGCTAGCGTGGAGATTGGCGAATATGATGGCAAAGGTTCCGGATTTGTCGATAAAGCATTAGCAGATAAAGCTCAGATTTGGGTGCGTGCTAAGGATGTTCCTGAACCACGATCAAAAGACGAAGTGTATATCAATGGCGAGAAATGGTACGTTGATCACATTTCCAACTTCGACGGTACGATGTATTGTTTGGAAATCGTCCATAACGTGAGGGCGGTGAGACCGTAATGAGTAACGAACCGATTACGATTACAGACACAGCCACACCGTATCTGAATTTCATCACGGAAACCAAACCCGATTGGATGCGAAAGGCATTAAAGTCTACAGGTTGGATGATGCAAAAGGAAATTAAGCAGGGCATTCGGTCGGGTGCACCAGGTGGACGTAGATATCCCAATTTTATGGCACCCGCACGACGTGCTGCATTTGAATCAGCATTCGGCGCTAAGCTTCGCAAAGCATACCAAAGTGGCGGACGAGCTGAACGAGAGGCCTGGGGCTCTAAATCGCGAAATGCCTTACTCGATATGGGCATTAGCGCCAGGACAATCGGATACAGTCCTCTAGGTAAGTTGTCGAATGCAGTAGGATACCAATACGACAAGGGCAAACAATCCGTCCGAGTTGGGTGGTTATCTAATTCGGCAAAACGATTGGGTGAACGAATTGAAGAGGGGTACACCAAGCAGATTACGGAACCAATGCGACGTAAACTATTTGCTGCAGGAGTACCGTTGCCGAAGGGCAAATCAATGTTCAAAATTCCTGCACGCCATACATACGGTCCTATGAAATCAGCGTTACAGCCTAAACTCAAACCTTACATCGAAGGTAAGATAGGCGACTACGCTATTTATGGACCAGCAGCGCAATCTGCATTTCGACGTAACTACAGGGTAAGGTGATTTGATGCAACAGACAATTCCACTGTCGCGCATCGTTGAGCGATGGGCTGAGGCCTTAGCGAATGATGAGGCGTTGACTAAATTTTGTAATGACAAATACGGAAAGCCGGCGCAACTGTATGTCGGATATGATGACGTCGAAGCACCGCTTGAAGAAGATTGCCCTTGCATCATATTACTACCGAGTAATAAGAACGAAGGGCTTGCTGATACCTACACATACTCGTTAATGATTGTATGGGGTATCGTCCATGAAGGTGCAACTCGTGTTAAGAATATTATTCGATACGATGGAGCGCTAGAATCAGATAACCTAGGGCAGTTAATCATTGAGTGCATTTGTAAGGTGAATCCGGCGTTTCCGGTAATCGGCATTGATTATGAATTAGACTCAATGAATTGGCGCCCAGTATTCACTGGACGTTTAACAGCTACTATAGAAATCCCGCATGTAATCGGTGGGAACATTGAATATTAAAGGAGGAAATGCATATGGCAACAGCGAAACGTGCACAGGGCTCTCAGTCCCATGTGGCGATTGCGTTTGAGGCGGATTTTGGTACAACACCATCTACAGGTGGCGTAATCACGCCAATTATATCTAGCTCCGTAAAAGCTAGCCAAAACTTAAACGACTCCACTGTAATCCGTGGTGATCGCAATCCAGCAGCGCCATTCCGTGGCAACATTGACACGTCCGGTAGTTTAACCGTGCCTGTTGGTGTAATCGACATCGGATACTGGCTAAAAGCTGCATTTGGTCAACCGACTTCTAACACAACTGGTCAAGCGCCAAATAAAAAGTCTGAGCATGTGTTTAAAATCGGCAACACAATGCCGTCGTTAACTATAGAACAGGGTTACCCAGATGTTAACGTATTCCAACAATTTGCAGGCGTGCGAATTAGTAAATTAGGCTTTAAATTCGGCGGTGACGCTGAATTGACTGCATCCGTTGATGTGATGGGCTGTAAGGAAACTTTGGCATCAACTACATTCGACGCTGCAGCAAAAGCAGTTAACTTCCTACCATTCCAAAACTTAAACGCGACTATCAAAGAGGGCGGCGTTACTGTGGCCAACATTTTGAGTTGCGACATCAACTTTGACTTTGGCTTGGATGGTGATTCTTACGCTATTGGCGGTAAAGGATTTAGAACATACATTGACCCAGGTATTGTGGCTATTTCCGGTACGATTAAAGCGTTCTTCCAAAACAAGGACTTGTTAAACAAAGCCGTTAATGGCACGGAATCCAGCTTGGAATTGCGACTTGAACAAGATGACTGGTCGCTTACATTCAAATTGCCTGAACTTGTGTACGAACGACAATCTCCAGGCATCGACGGTCCTCGTGGCGTTAATATTGAATTGCCGTTTAAAGCATACTATCGTGCAGATGCTGGTCGCTCCGCATCCATCATTACATTAGTTAATAATCAAGAACAATACTAGGAGGTGCCCATATGGCATTTGAAGATATTAAATTAAGAGGTTTAACATTTGCTGAGCGTAGCGAATTGATTAAGGCTGAATTAGATCCGTTATACACACCTCTTCCGGAAGAAACCCCTGAAGCGGCTAAATTATTGTGGTATCGCGATTTAGCCGAATGGATTATGAAAAATGTGTATAAGATGTCTGATAGTGAAATCGCAGAAGCACCTAACGATGGCGTTATGGAATTAGCAATTGAAACTATGCGTTTCACTAATGAAAAAAAGGCTGAAATCGAAAAAAACTAATTGATGCGTGGAGTTGGCTCAACTCCGACAAACCAAAATACTGCTCTGATTGTATCAAGATGCAACGTGAGACTAAACAGAATTTTGACTGCTCGGAGTGTGAGTTTAATTCCCCGCATCAATTAGACGGTACGCGACAAGCAATGCGAGTATACAACGCTAGTCGTATGCAGCGACGATGGCATTCAGGTGGTATTGCAGGATTCGATATGCCAGCGGTGTTAGAAGTGGCGAAGGCTTACGGCATCGAGCCATTACCGCACCTTATCGACTTACTCGTATTGTTAGAGGCTAAAGAATTGGAGGTGGCGCACAAGGATGGCCAATAATTTAATTGATATTGTCGTTCAGCTGACCGACAAGAACACCGAGGCTGGGCTCAAGAAAATTACAGCTAGTGCCGAAGGCGCCAAATCCGCCCTCGGTAAAATGAAGAATGACCTCATGGCGATAGGTGCTGGCGTCGGTGTAGTAGGCATCGGTGCTAAACTTGCCAAAGAGGCGATTCAGTGGGATGTAGCCGTTAAGAAATTATCAGGCATCACCGGTGCAACAGCAAAAGAAACCAGCGAACTATTAGCAGTGTCCAATTACATGGGTATTGCTATGGAGGATAGTGCTGGTGCATTTGCTAAGTTCTCCAAAAATGTTGGAGCGGCTAAAGAGAAAATGGAAGTCGCTCGGGCAGAGGGAAAACTCAGTACTGATATATTCAGTAAGTTAGGCTACACGCTTGAAGATATCCAAGGCAAGAATACTGTTGAAGTCTTCAAGATGATACAGGAACGTCTAAGAGGCATGAAAGATGGCGCTGAAAAGACTCGTGTCGAAATGGAACTCTTTGGACGTACTGGGTATCAGATGCACGCCATGCTAAACATGTCCGCAGAACAGATGGACAAAGTGGCTGAACGTGCCAAAGCGATGGGGCTTATTATCGACGACGAGACTGCAGCTAAATCCGCAAAGCTAAATCGCGAATTAAAGGATTTAGAAAATACCGGTAAACGACTTGCGGTATCCATCGGTCATGAGTTGGTTCCTGTGTTTAATGACTACGCAAAAGGCGTATTGGATGTAGCTAAAGAATTCGAGTCAATGACTGCCGAGCAAAAGGAAGCTATCGGCGGAATTGTTAAATTCGGTGCAGAAGCTGGTGCAGTAATCATAGTAATGAGATCACTAACCAGCGCACTCGGATTTATGCGATTAGCTACAATTGCTGCTGCAGGTCCATGGGTAACATTGGCTACAGTAATTGGACTTGCAGGAAAAGCATTACTCGATTTCCGTTATAACGAACAGACAAAAGCATCTTATATGGGTGTAGATGTTGACGGGAAGCGTATTCACAAGAATACGAATTCCACTGATGGTATAAATCAGGCTTATGAGGATAGTCATGATACTCGGTATTGGATTGAGGATAGCGCATGGTTTGGGCTTGTAAAGAATGACCGCTTAGCTACAAAAGAAGAAGGCGCTAGAATCGATGCGGCTTTAAAGCAAAAAGAAGAGGCGGATACTGCGAAAGCGAAACTCGATGAAGATCTTGCAAAAGCGAAAGAGGACCTTGCTAACGGCGGATTAACGAATACCGAAGCTATCAATAAGGCAAATGAGGAAGCAGCGAAAGCGGCTAAAGCCCAAGAGCAGGCAGCTAAGAAAGCTCAACAAGCGGCTGAGAAGTTAGCAAGCGCCGTAGAGCGTATGTCTGAGTTATATCGATCTCTTACTTTGCAAAGCCTACAAATTGACGGCAGTCAATACGAAATCGATAAGTTAACTGCTAAGAATCAGTATGAAGCTAACAATAAGAATATCCGTGATATCATCCGTTCTGTTTCTGGATTGAGCGGAGGCGTTACAGGGGAAGCCGTGAGTGTGCTAGACGCGGCTAATGAGCAACTTGGCAAGGCATACGAGTTAGGTGCTGATGGTACATGGGCAACGGATTGCGGAAAGCTGTTTTCTGATTCGGTATTGCAGGCATTTGGTAAGGACGTACCTCGATATGTCCCATCTATCATGGATGCAGCAAGAGCTGCTGGCGCATGGCATGACGCAGGCGATGGATATACACCTAAAGCCGGAGATGGTGTGGTTGTACTTGGCGATAATCATATAGTCATTAGTGACGGAAACGGCGGATATACTGGGGCTAATTCCAGTACAGGCGTTGTTAGCAAGCCTAGCGTATCGGGTGATTTTGGTGCTATTACAGGGTACGTAGACACCAGTTTATTAGCAGGCGCCACATCAAGCGCCTCTGCAGACACAGCAGGTAGTGCATCAAATGCTAAGAATCTTGCTGAGTCAAATCTAACTGCCCAAGTTAGAGCTAAGAACGAAGAGGTGTATCAAAAGCGATTAGCTGAGGCGCAACGTAATCAAACTATCCGTGTCCGTAAGATGAACGAGGATATTAAGAAACTCGATCTTGAACGTACAGGCGACCGCTTGCAATTACTCAAGGCGGAAGCTGAATCACAAAAAGCTCAAATCGACGATAATGTCCGTGAGTACACAAAAGCGGTAGGTGATAAGGAACTCGCTGAAAAGAAAGCTCAGGCAGAGCGATTAAAATTGGCTTCTGATACTGAGCAAAAAATCAGAGAGTTAGCATACACGCAAACGAGTGAAACCGTTGACCACTTAACTAATATGGTTACGCTTGGTCGTTTAACTCGCAGTGATGCGGACGCTTTACTTGCTGAAGAGCTAAAATCGTACATTGATTACGCACGAAGCGAAGTCAAAGAGGCCCAGTTAAGTGCTACCCAAAGACTGCAAATTGAAAAGAACCTTGTTGAGGCCCAACAAAAACTATGGGAGCTTGCAGGTCGCAGCCTTAAAACAAGCTTACAAGAGGCAGCTCGCCAGTATAAGCAAGAGACTACCAACTATGCTGACTTAGCAAAGTCTACTTTCGATAGTACGATGAACTCTATTAATTCTGCATGGACAAATAATCTCGAGGCTATGGCAACAGGAACGAAGTCGTTTAGTAAAGGCATTAGGGACATATTCAAGGATATGACAAATGCCATTATTAAGATGATGATTCAACTAACATTTCAACAATATGTAATGCCTAAGTTACTAAGACTATTCGGCGGAGTAGTTAACGGGATTGGTTCTCTAGGTGCTGCAAAAGGAACATCGTCCTTTGCCGGTGGCAGTTTATTTAGATCTGCATTTATGGGCAATCGTTTTGCTGCTGGAGGGAAAACAAACCCGGGACTTATGCTGGTCGGTGAAAACGGCCCCGAGCTATTACAATCCTCCGGATCGCATCGCATTTACACTGCAAGCGAAACTCGCAGATTAATGGGTGGCGCTACGAGTAATAATGTAGTGGTTAATATCATCAACCAATCTGGACAAGAACTTGAAAGTAAGCAACAGCATTCCAGGTTCGATGGTGAGAATTATGTTATTGATGTAGTAGTTCGAGCTATGGAATCAAACAAAGGAGGTATGCGTGACGCCATCAAGGCATCCGCAGTATAAATATGGTAGTATTTCCAGATATTCGATGGCCGATATACCCAATTCAGGAGACTACTCCAGATATTTCGTATAAAGGCCAAGTTGAAAACATGACGCTAATTACCAGGGAAAAGACGACAAAGACACTGCGGACATATTCCGTAGGGTATAAGTTGCCAACAGCCGATTACTATAAACTTCGGGCATTTTATGACGATGTTAACTGTTCAAAGGTGTTTGATTGGGTTCATCCTGAAACTCGTGAAACACTTCGAGTGAGATTTGCTGATCAGTTAGACTTTGCGGCGAATGACTACGGAGTGTGGATGGGAACCGTGAAATTACAGGAGGTATAACATGTTACCGCTCTCAACGGCATCGATTTTAGAGAAAAACCAAATATCGGCCACAGGTGTGTGGTTAATGCTGTTAGAAATATCCTATAAAGGGGATACGATTCGATTGGTATACAATACGGAGAATATCCAATTTCAAGGCAATACCTATATCGCATTTCCATTTACCATTCAAGATGTTACAGAGAATGCGACGGATTTACCTAATATCAAGCTATCTGTATCTAATGTGACTCGTACAATTCAGCGCATGGCAGAGTCTAATAATGGATTCACTGGAGCCAATGTCATCATTCGTGTAGTGAATACGAACATACCTGATGTGTGCGAGCAAGAGGAGCATTTCGTAATTACGGGAACCCATGCGAATGCTGAATGGATGGAATTTACGTTGGGGACTGACTTTAGTTTCACCCGACGATTCCCGTTAATTCGTGTGATGAAGGATTTCTGTCCGTTCAAATTTAAAGGTATTCAGTGTGGGTATAAAGGGCGTGAAACTCAATGCAATAAAACCCTAGCACGATGTCGTGAATTGGGGAACAGTACACGATTTGGCGGAGAACCTACTATACCACAGGGAGGGCTATATGCATCCAATAAGTGATTTGACTGATATGATAGGTACTCCATTCTCGAAAATGAAATGCTGGGATGTAGTTGTTGAGGTATATCGGCGTAGTGGAATACCACTACCCGAATATACCCAAATCCAAATGGATGAATGGCGCGAGGTTCGTGAGCCAATACCAGGGAGTGTTTTGGTATTTGCGCTATATGGTAAAAATCTCGATCATGTAGGGGTTTATCTCGGTGAAGGTAAATTCATACACGCTACTGAACACAGCGGCACATGTATAGAACATATATCAAAGTACGTGCCTCGATTGAAGCACATATATGAAAGGAAGGAGTAGCAGATGATTAATGTAATCATTGTAAATAACCCGTTCAAGCCGGAGCAGCGGGATACAAAATATTTGCCATTTAAACAGGGCAAGTCTATCAGCTATTACTTCAGTGCACCTGGTGAATGGGCGTATTCAGTAAATGGACATGAGGCGACGCCGGATACAGTTGTGAACGATGAAGACTACATCGTAATAATGCCCCAAGTTGAGGGTAAGTTCTTTGGTGTTCTTCTATCAATAGGGATGGCTGTATTCACCGGTGGTATTGCTACAGGCGCTTTCTTTGGTATCCAAAGCTTGATTTGGCGGTCAGTTATTGCTATGGCGGTAGGGATGATAGGTAATGCTATCATTTCAAAGTTAACTGCTCCTAAGGTTGACCGTTCGAATTCCGAACAGTCAAATACATATGGCTGGGGAGGTATTGAAACGGTTACTGGGCAAGGCTACCCTTTAGCCGTGACGTATGGGCGGATGAAAAGCGCTGGATTATTATTATCCCGCCATGTAATTAGTGATGGTGAAAAGCAATATCTTAATCTTTTATATTGTGCCGGTGAAGGTGAATTATCAAAGATAGAAGATATTCGTATAAACGCTAACCCAATCAGTAATTATAAAGATGTACAGGTTGATATCAGAAAGGGTACAAATGATCAAACGGTCATCCCAAACTTCAATGATAACTTTGCTGATCAATCTCTAAACTATGAATTGACTGAATCATGGAACACGCAACAGGTACAGGGAGATGCATGTGACGCGATAGAGTTAACTGTCGGATTCCCAAACGGGTTATATTATTCCAATGACAGCGGCGGTGCTGACCGTACGTCTGTCACGTTGAAAGCAGAAATTCGTAAGGTGGGCGATGAGTCCTGGCAAGCTTTACCTTTAGCAAATCAAAAGGGCATGGCTGGACATATTAAGCGCCGCGATGCGTGGAATTTTATTAAGTCAGATAATAGCGTGGCGAGCACATCCGAATATGCGGGACGAATTGAAGAGGCGACAAATAATGCATTTTATCGAGTTTTCCGATTTGACAATCTTGAAAAGGCTCGTTATGAAATCCGTATGCGATGCAGTGCAAAAGATGGGAAGAGTTTACGCCACGTCAATAAGGTTTATTGGGTGCAGTTAACCCAAATTATATATGATGATTTTGTACATCCGGGAAAAGCGCTTATTGGGATTAAGGCCTTGGCCACATCTCAGCTAAGCGGTACCGATCCAAAAGTGACATGGATTCAAGAGCGATCAGAGGTATATGTATTTAATCCATACATCAATAAGTACGAAGCCCAACCAGCGGATAATCCGGCATGGGCTGCATATGATTTAATTCACATCTGCCGTAAGATTGGCGGTGAATATATTGTATTCGGACAGCCTCATATGCGCCTTGATTATAACGCATTTAAGGCATGGGCAGATAAGTGCAAAACAAATGGGTTTACATTCAACTATATATACGACACCGCTATGCGATTATGGGATGCGTTAAAGTATCCAGAAGCAGTAGGTCGAGGGAAAGTAATTCCTGTAGGAACCAGGTTCACATGTGTTAGTGATTATCAATCTACACCAGTACAGTTGTTTACTGTAGCTAATATCAAACACGGCAGCTTTACTGAAGAGTTTCAAGGTGTGGAGGCAAGGGCTAACTCTGTTGAAATATCGTTCCTTAACAAGGATAAGGATTATGAGCGAGACGTCATTCCAGTATATGGTGACACTTACGACGAGTCGGACACACTAACAAATCCGGCACAAGTTGAACTCATGGGGTGTACTAGCCTTGAGCAGGCATATAAACATGGTAAGCATTTCTTGCGATGTAATAAATATGAAATACGTACTGTGACAATAGAGGCGTTTACGGATGCCATAGCGTGCACGGTAGGAGATATCATTTTAATTCAGCACGACATACCTGAATGGGGAGAGGGCGGTCGTGTGGTTGCGGTAAGTGGACAGACAATTACACTCGACAAGGAAACGACAGTGCAGCCAGGGAAGAATTATCAATTGCTGATTCGTAGCAACTCTACAGATATCGTCTCTACATTTAATGTAGTAAATGTATCAGGCCTCAATGTGATTGTTAAAGAGTCTATACCAGTGCAGCCTGATGCGGTATATGCATTCGGAGAGGTTTCTAAATCGGCTAAGCCATTTCGTGTGTTGGCTATTACAAAGACACTATCAGAAATGACCCGTAAGATCCAATGCATGGAGTATTACCCAGAACTCTACGTATCAGATGATGGCACAGTGCCAAGTATTGATTATACGAATCACAGTTCGTCTGATATTCATGCGGTGGGATTAGTTAGCGATGTATATGGTGCTAACGGAATCATGTACTCACGCATAGGTGTAACATGGCAGTTACCTCGTGACGGAAAAATCTCAAACGTAGTCGTGAATTACCGAAACGTAAAAAGCGATACGTGGACGTATATCGGAAACTACCCAGCATCCACAAATGCTACCACGATATCTGATGTGCTGCTAGGCGCAACCTATGAGGTGCGTGTGCAGGCTATTAATGAGTTAGGACAGTTAACTACTGGCGTAACAAAATCTATAGCCATACCTAAGATGCAAACGCCAGAGGATGTTCAGAATTTACATGTTATAAGTCGATACAATCAAACGGCTGATAAAAGTGTTTACTACGATTTACAAGTATTATTTGACCCGCCTAGTAGTCCTGCTAACTTCGATGTGGCGGAGGTTTGGTATCTCTTAAAGTCGAAGAGCGGGAAGCCTGTAACGGGGCAAGAATGGCAGTACGCTGGCAGTAGTAATAGTCAGGTTATTATCAAATCACTAGGCCCTGGTGAGGAGTATCGAATCAAAGCAATCTCGGTTGACCGATTTGGCAATAGGGCAGAAACGGCCCAAATGGTTGATGTGATAGTCAAACCGATGGATGCGATACCTGATATGCCTAGTAATTTTGGTATCACGTTCAGTAGAAATGCCACGGCATCATGGGATGAGGTGTTGAATGCTGACGTCGACTATTATGAGCTACGCACTGACAATAATCCTGGTAAAGATACAAATGCTTTATTGGCAAGAGTTAAAGGTACCTCTGCTGTACTTACTTTAACTAAACGAGCGGATACTGTTTATCTATATGCTCGCAGCACGTTAGGTAAATACTCGACGGCAGCAACCTATGAGTATAACGTTCCGCAGTTGGCCGCGCCTGAGATTGTAGTAAAAAGCCAGTTAGGGGGATTTAATCTTTATTTCTCAACTAAGCCGGCACAAGCATATGCAATCAGATGCCACGTGATTGGAGATGGACGCACCGATGATTTTGAAACCACTAGCACCATGCTGACATATTCGAACTCAGCCGGAATATACCGGATACGTTGCTCGTTTGTTGATGTCTTCGGAGATGGACTCGTTAACGAGAAGCAAGTCGTGATTAAGACACAAATTGATGCGAGCTTGCTAGATCTTGAGTCTCTCGGGCTGAATAAAGTTGATGAGCGAATTAAGGAGCTTGATAAGAAATTCAATACGAATTCTGAAGAGACTACTAGAAGAATTACGAATTTGGCGTCACATACGGAATCTCGCATTACTGAGCTAGCTGGTAGCATCGATTTACAAGTTAAAAAAAGTATTGGCGAGATTGATGGTGGTGAGTTGGTATCTCGCATTAACCTCAGTCAGTCTGGTGTATACATTGCAGGAAAATTGATTCATATCACTGGAGCGACTAAGTTTGATGATAACGTCATTGTTAATAAGATGATTCAGGCCAACGCAGTTACTGCCGACAAATTACAGGTTGATAGTTTATCGGCGGTGTCCGGTACAATCGGGTTACTTCGATCGAAAGAGACCGGCGCTCGTGTTGAGATTCAGGATAATCTTATTACAGGTTTTGATGATGATAACAACCCTCGGATTAAACTTGGGTGCTGGTAGGAGGTATTATGGAACCGCATGTATTAGCTTATGATGCTAACGGCAATATCATACTAAATCTCAAGGAAAGGCTTACACGTATCGAGGGGCGGATGTATGTATATGACATCCCTAATCGACGTAAACAAATTACCGTGAATGGATTGCAGCCTGGGCAACATGTCTGGGCTGCAGCCATGGGACAGTACTTAGTGGCAGAGGTTAGGGGCAATATCATAACATATTATTTTGCAGTGTCCCGAGATGAATATAATATCAATCGTCAATTTAAGGATCTTACGTATGAAGGGTGGCTAGCGTATGGAATTTATTAACATCCAAAATAAAGAATGCGTTACGATTATAAACGATACCTATGATAATCTAGTATATCTTAGCTTTCCTAAACAAAAAGATGCAGTTCTCTACACAGGGGCAATGAGGGGGATAACGCCAACGGTTCAAATTCCACTTAAGCCTGTAGCTTACACGCCCATGCTGGTGCCTACAAGTAAATTCCAATATGGATACATTGCAGGGAAGGCTAACGTAATCCAGGTCTTTTATATCACTAATCGCATATATCATGGCGACGCACCTCTTATTGCAGTATCAGTTCCACAAGGATATGAATTTGCAGCCCAGTGGGTCCATAAACGTCGTGAGCAATTAATGGTACTGGTAGTGGATGTAATTAAGCCAGGCGAAAAAGTAACACAAGCAATGGTTGATGAAGTAAAAGCTGGCATCAAATTCTACTGCTTCGGATATTTCGAGGATGTTACGGCTAACGCAGACACGCCTCGTATTCAATTTGTTGATAAAGTAGGAAGTAGTAAGCCTAATACGGCATTGCAAGTTCTTGGTCGTCACAAATTCTTCAAAACAAGCTGGGAGGATAAATTCAATTTCAAGAATGATGTGATATATGATAGCCGCATCAGGTATCTACGCATAATCGATCATTACTCACGCGATTGGTATAACCAGTTATCAAACTACATTCCGGATACTTTTACAAACATGGCCCGTGACCCAAAGTCATATGGTGCCAAGGTTGCGATTATACCCATGTCCGTAATCGATGCATCCGTTTGGGGGCCAAATATCAATAATGGAGATAAAAAGTCACACACGGGGCGAGTGTGGCAAACGTTCAGATTTCACGATGAAAGTACTGTATCGCTGAAATCGTATCAGTTCATTGATTGGAATACAGTCACCACGTATCCTGTAGGTTGCTCGGGTAAAACCACATCTCAGTATCTGGTGGTCGATGTAACCGGGTACGATAAACATGGTACGATTCCATTCAATTAAGGGAGATGATAAGTAATGAATGTAAAAGATATAGACCTCAATATTGGTGAGCATGTGTATGATGCTTATGCACATAAGGGATCGAAACCTAGTCGATATTACAAACTGGGAGAAATCGGAGGTCTAAATGGATGAAATTAGAATACTCCTGATGGAAGCGGGTATTCCTCCTTATTTTGCGGATATCGGCTTTTGGGTGACCCTACTAGGGGTCATCTGGGCCGCCCTTCGAGGTTCGTTTAGGGCAATGGTGTGGTTCCTTGAACATACATCGATAGCCGAGGTTAAACGTCAACTGGATGATCATGTAGGGCGTAAGTTAAATAAGCAAAGGGAATATTATGATGACCGTATGACCGATGCTATTAATAGCATCAGTAAATTAACGGAAAGCAATCAAGATATTTTGCGGCAATTAGTGAAGCTGGAGGAACGAGATGATGCCATATTTCACCGACTGGATACATTAGAGACGACCACTCAGAATTTGAGTGCCGAGCTAATGCATATTCAATTACTCAATAATATCCCAATTAAAAGGGGTATCACCATCCCAAATGACGGAGGTGAAAGCCTTGGATAAGAGGATAGTAATTAATAAAGTTAAATCTATATATCAATCTGTTAGGGTGGCCAACTTCCACCCTACAGGGGTTCTTGCTACAAGGGCGCTAGTACTTACCATGTTAGTGCCTATTTTATTAGTGATAGCACAATATATTATGTCGTTTATTAGCGGGTATGTATCAGACGATGCAAACAAGCTAATTAATGTCGGCATCAATATTATTGACCATATATTTATTCCAAGTGTATTAATGGCTGTTATGGGGTTCTTAGGGCTCTGGCTAGATAGAAATAACAATGGGGTACCCGATAGATTAGAAGAGGAGGATAAACGATGAAAGTATTTATTAACCCTGGGCATGATATCAACTTAGATAGTGGCGCAGTCAATCCTGTGTATGGTACACGTGAATGTGACGTTGCTCGTGATGCAGGTAAGATGTTAGCACGCTATCTTGAAACAGCAGGATGTGAAGTTCGTACTCTTCAAGATGATGATTTAGGGCTAGTATGCGCTGAATCCGATTCTTGGGGAGCTGATATATTTGTATCCTTGCATTGCAATGCATTCAATACGCAAGCACGAGGTACAGAGACCCTCTATAAGTCCTTTAATGGGCAACGCTTGGCCAATGATATCCAATCACAAATTATCCGAAGTATTAATACCGTAGATAGGGGCGTCAAGAAACGTGATGACCTTTGGGTACTAAACGGTACGGATGCAACTGCAGTACTAGTTGAAATGGCATTTATTGATAATGAAGAAGACCATGCTATGCTTACGAACGATTTAGATACTATCGTCCGTGCTATTGCACGAGGTATCACAGATTACGCAGGAGGGCTATGATGTATGAAAGAATCAAAAGTCTATTTGATAGCGCTCGTAACCGCTATATTCTTATCGGTAGTATTGTGTGCGTCACCTTGCTTTGCATCGGATATATCTTCTACCAACCAAGCGGAGGGCACAATAACGATTCCCTTAACGCAGTGGAACGAATTGAAAGCCAACAACGCGAAAGCGTTAAGCTTAATCGAGACATCCAGCATTCCATTGACCGAAGCTCAAAGCTTAGTCATGAAGCAAAAGGAAGAATTGAACGAAGCGCACAATACAATATCGACATTGGAAACCGAATTGATGAAAGCCAAAATGCTATCCATGAAGCAAGAAGTTACCTTGTCAGAAATGCAGAACTCTTTGACCGAATTGAAAGGGCAAATAGACAACGACAAGAGAACAATCAAGCGACTACGAATGCAACGCAACTTATCCCAGGTAGTGGGAGCGGGAGCGATAATCGGAGTGGTAATTCATCGATAG